TACAAATGCTGGAGAGGTAAAGCAGAGACGGAGTTGTATTTAGGTGAAAAACACATCAAAAAAATCATTCTTCAATAATCTTAAACGTTTAAATAAATTTGCACAACAATTAAGAGATGGACGTTTTCGTCAACGTGTGATAGTAAATAAGAAAGCATATGACAGGAAAAAGAAACTATTGGAGATTTACACCGGAAGTAGTGAACGGGACATGTCCGACGTGTGAAGAAGATACTTTATTGGTTTCAATTGCAAGAGAATATTACAGATGTATTACTTGTGGAACTGATCTACAACAACACATAAATGGTAAGATAAGTTATCTACCTCATGTAGTATCGACTGCAAAATTTACAGAATTATTTAAAGATGGCGAGAAAATTTAAAGCATTTGTCGAAAGACCAAAGCCTCGTAAACGTCCACGGCGTCACTCTAAAAAACTCAATAAACACGCCAAAAGACAGTCAAAAAAATATAATAGACAAGGTCGTCCACAATAGACTTGACAATATCCTAAAAAATCCTACATTGTAGGCATGAAAGAAAAAATAATAACTATAAAAGTAAAAGATATCACTTCGAAACAGTGGTCTAATCTATTGCTTGAATTAAATCTTGTAAAAAAAGCATGGAAACCGTATGGTGTTAACATGGATTTGCATGCACCTAAATTTAAAAGCATTGTAAAATGGGGGACAAGTGTCAAGGATTACACAAGACCAAATAGACGAACTAGCAAATCTGTATAACAAAACTAAAGATCCAAAACATAAGGATCAGTGGTATAAATTAATACAGGAGCGTTATGGAACAACCAGTGCACTTCATTATACTATTGTTGTTAAACCAGGAAGGTTTGATAGTAAGGGAAGTATTAGAGTTTACAAGAGGAATGACACTGTTTGAGTGTCTAGGTTTTGGCGATCAACACAGAGAAGCAATATCTACATACTTTGAAGAAATAAATAGATGGGTATTGAATGATGGTTCAGGTCGTACGTTCTTCGGCTACCAATGCTTTCAAGATCCAGACAAAATTATAAACACCTACCCTTGAGAGAGGGAAAAATAAGGGTAGGTAATGGTGAGAAGATTCTTCACGCATTATCATTTACAGCTAAAAATGTCAAATACTATCTGATGGTCTACAGTCAAATTTAATATATATGCCGTGTTCGTTGACATCTTTTCTGCCAATAGCCTCTAATTTTTTGTACGATTCCTGGTATCCAAATTGCAAACAATCGTATTTATCATCAAATAATTGTGGCCACGGATGGGGTGGTAAACAAACACTTTCTACGCTGGAACACATAATTAAAGTTAAAAATATTTTCATTGACAATCCTATATTATCACCTATATAAGGTCTATTAATATGAAAGGAAACACAAATGACAGACATGAGTAAATACAAAAATGTTTCTCTATCAAAAGAAACATATAAGGTTTTGGAGACGTTGTCGAAGGTTATATTGCCCGATGCAAAGTTATCTGTAGCCAAAACAATAGAAGCAATAGCAAATGAGAAAGCGAAGAAGTTAAATGGCAAACTTAAAAAAAGTTAAAATGATTTGTAATATATGTCATGGTAATGGATATATTAGAGTTGCAACCGGTGATACATCAATAGACTTTAGAGATAATAGTCAAGTTCACCAGTGTTGGGAGTGTGATAGCCAAGGAGAATTTTATGAATATGTATCGGAAGATAATATTGTTGATGTTCCTGACGATGATTATACTATTAATTAATGATATCGGAAACTGACATCGCATACATAGCTGGACTCTTTGATGGTGAAGGGTGTATTACTTACAAACAATACATGAGAAAGAGAAAGCACAACAAGAAAGCATATCCGACATGGTCTATACGCATGGAGATGGCTATGACTGATGAGTCTGTATTGCGTTGGGTGCATGAAGTATTGGGTGTAGGAACTGTTGGCGAGAAGAGATATAGAACTGCTTACACTGTTGGTTGGAAAAAACAATGGCGATGGCGTTGTCAATTTAGAGACGCATACCAAGTTGCACGTTTGATCTGGCCATACGTACATGTAAAGATGGAAGGCGTTCAAAAGATTATAGATCACTACGGTGATAGTAAAATTATGAATGGTAACGTCGTAGACTTACAAGCTTATAAATTATGGATGAGTGCTGAATGACAATGTTTCATGGACTAGGTATGTTTATATTTGGTATGAGTGCATTGATCGTTGGTGCGATTGTTGCTTATTTTATAATTAATGAAGTCATGAAGGATGGTGAAGATGATGGAAGATAAAGACATACAAGAATACCATAACATTGGTAAAGAAATAAAGTTTAATAATAAATATAATTATGTTGATGCTACACGCGTCGAGGAACACGGAACACGGCTCTATGATGTACTTGGTGCTAGACTTCCGTCTGTAACTACGATATTAGGCGCCACCAAAGATCAACAATTTATAAAAGATTGGAAGGCTAAAGTTGGGACACAAGAAGCTGAACGAATTAAGAATCTATCATCACGGAGAGGGACTAGTATGCACAAGTTCTTGGAAGCCCATATTACAGGCACTGGATACGATGATCTTACGGAACTCGGACAGGAGGCGAAGCCCATGGCCGAAAAAGTTATTGAGATTGGTCTTGCGCCGGTTGAAGAGTATTACGGTTCTGAAGTCACATTGTATTATCCTGGGCTATACGCTGGGTCTACTGACTTGGTTTGTAATCATAATGGCCTGGAGAGCATTGTAGACTTTAAACAATCTAACAGACCGAAGAAGAAAGAATGGGTTGAAGATTATTATCTTCAAATTGCTGCATACGCCATGGCACATGATTATGTGCACGGGTCACAGATTCGTCAAGGAGTGATAATGATGTGTACTCCTGACCTATATTACCAAGAATTTCGGATCACGGACCATGAACTACGTCAATATAAACATAAGTTTTTGAAAAGATTAGACATGTATCATGACCTAAAATTTAGTGAGAAAGAACAATACAACACTGAAAAAGAGAATGAAGAATACCTTGAGGAGTTAAAAAAGAAACTATGACAGATCAAACACGTTGGGGAATACCACAAGTACAAAGTAAAAATAAAATTAAGAAACACCAGGATGACAATTTTAATGCCGCTTTGAAGGCCGCAGAGGCCCTTACACGGCTAAACTTGGTGCACTTGATGCATAGACTAGATAAAATATTAAAGGATAAGGAGGAAGAGTATGAACGAGAAGTTAAAGAACGTGCTAACAAAAAGATACAAAGCTGAGATTGAGGACGCAAAGTATAAAATACATTGTTACAGCGAGCAGGAGCTGATTATACCAGAACATCCAGATATCACAGGTGAAGTAGATAAGTTGTTGGAGGCGTTGTCTAATGCAGAGGAAAAGTTGGCAGTAATAGAGCTACATTATGACAAAACTAAGGCAAGAGAGATACTATAAGTTCCACGGATGTTACTCTCATGGAACTCACTTGGAACGAATATTATTCGCACTATATATAGATAATAGTTCAAAAAAGGAAAAAGTTCCACGTTCTTTTACTTTTTCTTTGCAGTAGATATATTATATTATTTATTTTAAAACCTATATATTGTAAAAGTCCTTATGCCTAGAAAAAGACGTAAAGCTATCAACACTGAAACAACTCCTGATATACCTTTTCAGAAAGTCAGAGTGGAGTGGGTTGACTGTGTAAGTGACTCTGGCTGGGCTAGTGAGAAAGAGTTTAACAAGATGAAGTTAGCAACACCAGTCAATGAAGGTTGGTTGTATGAGAAAACAAAAAACCATATTAAGATGTTTGCTTCTTACGATAAAGATGAAGATGGTATTACTTTTGGGGATCGGACGATGATTCCTCGGGCTTGGGTAAAGAAGATTCAGAAGTTGGGGTAACGTCAATTATTTGTGAGTAGTCGTCTAAAATTTGTTTCATCTTCGCTTCTAGTTCTTGTTCTGACATATCTTCTAGTTTACCAGTTTTTATTATTTTTCTGTCTATGTATAGTCCTGCTGCCTTTCCTCGATTTGCTTCAGCATTTACAGCAGAAGAGAAAGAACCTTTCTTCAAAGCAGCTTCTCTAAGTCTAGCAAGTTCTGCAACGTGACCCTCGTAAGTTACTTCGTGTTTACGTAATCTTTCTTCTTTGAGTTGACCTATGTATTTAACAACAAGCGGTGATAGCTTTGGATTGCAAAGCTCTGATCCTTCTTGCCTTGCACGTTTAGGACTGTACCCAGCAGCGAGAGCTGCCTCTGTTTGTGTCATTGGTCCCTCTGGCCCACCGAATACTAAGAACTCAGCAAACCTTTGTTGCATCTCTGTTAATCTTTTTGGTACTCCCATGGTTGACAATTTAAGGTAACTATCCTATAAAGTCAACAATGAAAGACGATAGAGGCGAGCTAGATTTAACAAGGCAAATAGATGAATTAAAATCTAAACTTAGTGTTTATGAGAGTGGTTTGTTTAGTATCAAAAAATTTAAGCATGAGATAGCTGAGTTAAAGAGTAAGATAATTGAGAAAGATAATTTAATACAAGGAATGAAAAAGATTATAGAGGATTTGTCATCAAAATGAGAGTCAAAGATTTACAAGAATTTTTAGGTTCGTTTACAGAAGGATCGGAAGCAGTTAAGAATGCAGTTATATTTGTAGAGTTGAATGGTAAACTACATGCAATCAGACGTATGGAAGTTCATGAAAATGTTCATCCAATTGTAGGTTTACCTGGACATTACAGTCATAGACTGGTATTGAAAACCGAAAAGCCGTCTTCGTTAATTCTCCCTGAGAAACTTCAAAACGACTACTAAATAAATACACTAGTTACCTCAAAAACCCATGGGTCCAGAGCGAAAATTTTATGAAAAAATTAAAAAAAATATTACATCTATTTCCTGGATTAGACTGGAAAATAATAGCTTACTTGGCACTCCTGATCTATTGGCCTATAATACTTCTGGCCACTTTTTCACAGTAGAGTTGAAAGTTACGAAGAGTAACAAGGTACGCTTCTCACCCCATCAAATTAGCTTCCACACACGCCATCCTGAGAACACGTTCATCATGGTCCAGCACCTTGGTTCAGGTGCCGTGAAACTTTTCCGTGGTTCAAGAATCATGGAGCTTGCAGCTTGTGGCTTGAAGCTTGAAGCTTGTGCTTCAGGACTTGATGCTTGTCGCTTGATGCTTGAGGCTTGAAGCCTGCAGCTTGGCGCCTGGGCCTGTTGCCGCTTGACGCTTGCTGCTTGAAGCTTGACGCTTGTGGCCCGGACCAGGTGCACG